GTATAGCATGCTTCCCTTCTTGGGCATTACATCAACATTTAATTTTGGAAAGTATGTGCTTCCACCTTCGTAGTCATCGTTGAGATACAATATTGCGGTGCCCACCCTATCATTCCTTCCATGAGAGTAATAGTTAATCTTGTCCGGAAAGTAGGGATAGTCGTGATGCAGATCCAAGTATCTGCCCTTGTCATAGTTGTAGATGTCAATTGCTTCAATGTATGAATGTGGAAATCCACAATTCTCCACGATTGAGTTTGCTATAATGTTATAGTGATGCGGATCCATTCCTAGGCTGATGCCACGCTGTTCAACATCTTCCGTGACCTGCGTGTAACTTTCCTGTCGGCTCTGCTTGCCGCTGTCAGGATTCATTCCATCAGCGATATGCTTGGACATTATTTCATCACACACATCTTCCGGAACGGCATTATCAAATACTATGATTAGTGGATCCTCGCAGTATACTCTTCCCTGCGACATGTTATATGTTGGTAGTGGAACCGCATCATCTTCCAGCACTGCTATTTCACCTGCGTGTTCCTTGCCCTTGTAGGGAAATCTCTTAAAGGAAACTCTTTGCCTTTCCTTTAAGGTTTTTATATCATCTATAACGTGCCATTTTTCACAGATGATGTCATCTCCCCTATCAGTTTTGATAAAGCCAAACTCTTTTGCGTCATTATACCAAGTAACTATTCCTGTTTCCATTACCATGCGTTCCATATGTATTTTGGCGTCGTGCCGCAGTTGGTTCCTGCGTGCCATAACTTTCTGTTTTCCCACTCGTATGTGGTTCCTTGTTCAATATTATAAAATGCTCGATCACCCGCGATAAAGATGTGTCCCCATTGTGGTTTGCCTATGTGCGTGTGATAGCGTTTGCACTCTGGCAAGTTTTCTTCGTTGTCGTGTGCGTCCCAGTGTATGGGTGCATATCGTCCTGGCCATATTCTGCTGATCCAAACATTCTTACAATCCAAGCCATACCAATCATTCCATTGTGCAACTATGGATTCATCAAACTGTTTGCCTGGTATGAACATGTCCCATGCAACCGTGCCTCCTTCGGCTACCGTTCTATAGCCAGCGGCATCCCACATGTCCAGTATCTCATCAAGACCAGGAATATTATCTCCTCGCTTGTGGCTTGGACCAACATACTCTGGTTTGGTGTTGGCAACATCCTCTATGATTTTATCCCAATTGAGTATGTCACATATACCCATGTTCTTAATCATTGGGCCTCCCTAGGAAGTGGAAAAGGTATTGCTTGTATGTTCCCATGTTTGTTCCTGCATGATGGCTACGATAGTTATCCCATTCGTATATTGTTCCCTGTTCAACATTATGGAAGCATTCATTCTCCAATATCAATACGCTGCCCCATCTTGGCTTATCCATGAAACACACCCAGCGTTTTAGTTTGCCTTCCCTTAACCATTCCTCTTCCTTGTCCTCAACATCCCAGTGATAAGGAACGTTGCGTCCTGGGTCAACTTCGCTCACGAATACTCTCAGTGGTTGTGCATTTACCAGTTCAGCAAATTTATTCTGAACTCCAATGTCAAAGTGTTCTCCTGGATAATAATCGTGCCATTCAATTTGATTTAAATCATAACCTGCATCTTTCCATGTTGAGATTATTCCTCTATATGATTCTAATAATGGTCCTTCACTTCCTGCTTCGCTGCGATCAACAACTCCTGTTACAGTGTTATGATCACCTTCAGTATTCTGTTTACATATATCAACAATTTCATCCCAGTTGATATTTTTTGTTTTTCCAAAATATCTAGCCATTAGGAAAAATCTCATCGTAAATATAGGACATGTTATATTGTCCCCACATAACATGTGTTGAAAGAGAACGTTTAAACATTGTTTCTAAATTAAGCATACCATTTACTGATTTACCTGTTTCGTCTAATCTAAACTGCGCAGTATGATGTATTATACCTTGCATAAATCTTTCCTCAATTAAAGGATTCGAAATAGGAACACATCCATACCAATCTATCGATCTCATATTATTTTCATTATCAATATAGTGACAGTGTGGATACATTGTAAGTTTATATATTCCATCACGAACTTGATCTTTTACTATTTCTTTTATTTGATAAAGCCATTGTTTTTCTGGCCAATACGATTCTCCATATATAACTTCGTTACAAGTTTTCTTATACCATTTTAAAAATATTTTTTTGTTGTTATAATCTACATCGATAACTTCCGGGGCATACCATTTGTTTGAAAATATATCAAGATATTTTAGTTCTTGTTCAAAGAAATAATTTACAACATCTTTAGTATATAAAGGTCTGTCTTCAGATTGCCTTTGATATTTGTTGTTCCAATCATAATTTTTACAAAAAGTTCTTCCGTCAGGACTAACAAGAGGCTCGTATGTCTGTTGTGACATACAACGATATCCTTCGTCTATTTTAAAAAAAGGTTTCCAGTTGTTTGTATTCATAATATTTCCAAAGTAAAGCCAGTAGGCAACATGTCCTGTAAATTGTTAACATAACCTTTTTCTACATTAAAGGTTGCAGATTTTTCATCATGTGAAAAGTTATTAATAATTCCTTTTTTGTTTGCTTGATTAAGCCAAGGACTAAAGGTGCCGTCAAATATATAACGTAGATTATAACCACTACCTTTAATAGATACTTTGGCAGGATCTTCTAAATTATTGTTTGTTAGTAATTCTCTAACAACTAATTGTGCTCTATCTAGACTACCAGCATTAATTGCTGTGTGAGGGAGACTTGCATCCATCTTATACCAATAACCGTCTTTTACTAGTTCATACATTTTTATATTATGAAGATCGCATAGATAACTGTGATTTCCAGAAATATTTAAATGATATCTATCATCAATATCAGCATGTCTCTGATAACATGTTCCCTTTTCTAAAACAATAATTCTTGCTTCGCCTATTGGAAATTTGAACACAGATATTATCTCTTCCCAAACTGTATTTTTAAATTCTTCTTTTATTACCCAAGGATCATAGAACCTATCACCTGTAGGCAAATTAATAGAAAATTTTCCAATAGAATTAAATTGGGATTGTAATTTGTTTATGTCAACATAATAACCTGTCTTTTTCAGCATAACAGTATTTATAGAATAAAAATTAACTGGGTATATTATTCCGGTAAATAGATGTATGGACGAATATGATTGGTATAATGAAAAAGATTCTGAATTAGGAAAATATCAGAGAGAATTACAAGATCTCTCCGGAAGTCCTACTTTTTGTGTATTGCCTTGGATACACATGGCAACAAGACCTAATGGTGATATGCGTATATGCTGTGTTGGAAATGCTAGTGGAGCAGACACAGGAGATTACGAAGTTGGATTAGTTAAAAACGAAAATGGTAAACCTGCCAATTTTGGAAAGGATCTTCCTAGCAAAGCATTCAATAATGATTATATGAAAAGTGTAAGAAAATTGATGCTCAATGGAGAAATTCCAAAAAGTTGCACCAAGTGCTTTTCAGAAGAACAAAAGGGCATAGTAAGTAAACGCATATGGGAATCAGTTACATGGTATAAAGAAGAAGATGTGGATATTCCCGAACTTGTAGCACAGACAAAAGAAGACGGTAGTATTCCACACAAGTTAGAATATCTAGATCTAAGATTAGGTCATACCTGTAATCTAAAATGCATTATGTGTAGCCCTCATGATAGTAGTAAATGGGTTTCGGATCATAAGGTATTGTATCCAACATTTGAAAGTAAACTTATTAAAAAACAAATGAGTTGGAACAAAGAAAACTTTGATAACTTTTGGCATGAGAATCCTGCATTCTGGGAAGAAATATATGATCAAATACCTAATATCAAACAATTATATTTTGCAGGTGGTGAACCCTTAATGATAAAAGAACACAAAATGTTTCTTGAAGAAATTATTAAGAGAGGATATGCAAATAAAATTTTAATTAGATATAATTCAAATGGTTTATTAGTAGATGATTCTATTGTGGAGTTATGGAAAAACTTTAGAAAAGTAAAATTTGGTATGAGCATCGACGCCACTGACAAACGAAATCATTATATTAGATTTCCGAGCGACTGGTCTGTAATAGAAAAAAATATTCATAAGTTAGAACAGGCTTCAGATAGTATTACAGTTAGCATAGCACTAGCCATACAAATTTTAAATATAAAAAATATTCCAGATTTTATAAAATGGAAAGTAAACAGTGGCTTTAAAAAAGTCAACCAGGATAAGAATGCAGCAGGGATGACATTAGGAGGCGGGCTAGTAAGTGTTCACTTATTATGGATACCAACTTGGCTTAGCCTGAGAGTGTTACCTAAGAAAGACAAACAAGAAGTAAGAGAATTGTTTGCAGAACTTAAAGAATGGTTGTGGAATAATTATACACAAGATAAGGAATTTTGGGAAACAAATCCTTATGGGTGGAAACGTTGGGAAAGTATTTTAGATTGGATGGATGCAGAGGATCACACACATCTTTTACCTGACTTTAAAGAATACATCACAAAGTTGGATGCTAGAAGAAATACAAATTTTAAAGAAACTTTTCCTGAACTGAAGCATTTATTAGATTGATTATTTTGTTTTTAAACGTAAGTAATTTATCTAAGTTATTACCATACCAAGTTAATTCTAAATCACCGTTGTCTAATTCTTTTTCTCTTGCTTGAATATTAACACCGATATCTATACCTATACTGTGTATCTCCGATAGAACCTCTTCATCTGCAAATAATGAATCAATGTTTTCTAATTGTTGATTAGGTATAGTAATACTGACTTGGTGTTCATAATTAGGTTCTCCACTAAATGTTTCTATTTTTATTTTATCGTCTATTGTAGTAATTGTTAAGGGTTTGTTAAATGTAGGGTGTAGTCTTTTTAAATTATGATCCTGTATCCTAGATTTAGATTCATCAGGATATCCTATACCTATCAGCAACAGTGGATTATCTACATTAATTATATTACCTATTTCAATACCATCAAAGCAGGCACAGAAACCTGTTTTTAAATCTAATAGATTTGCAGTCAGGATTAGTTGTCCAGATGCAATGCCGACTGCTAAATTTTGTTGAGCTGTGATGTCGATATAATCTTCAGGAGGATTCCTAAATGTTTTAGGAGTTTTGCCTGAAAATAAGACTAACAGATTGGCTAATACTTGTGGATTGAGATTATATTCTGGTATACAATTTTCCATGGTGTTAATGGTGTTTTTATATATTGATTCTATAATTCCACGATCAGTAATAAACGTCACAGAATAATATTCTTCGTTTTGTTTTGCAGGACTATTAACTATGGAATTTTTGAGTAACTCCATATCCTCATTAGAAATGCTTTTTGAAAGATCCCAGTTCCGTTGACATCTTTGGGAATTTTGTTGTGATAATTTTAAATGTTCTCTATCCATGTTTTACCTTTGTGATATTAATATCAGCAGCACAAGTGCACCAATCTCTACTACAGATTATAGGATTTATTACAGGAACAAATGTTCCTTGATATATGTTTCCTAAACTGCCGCCTACTCTGCAAGTAGCCCTATGAACTTCACCGTCCCAATTAATCATTAAACTTTCTAATCCTGCTTGACAAGTCCAATTTTTAAATGAATTGGTTTTGTTAATTAATAGATCATTTACATTGCATTCTAACTGTCCGTCTATTAGAGTATTTTTTGGAGGGGTGTGATTTTGACTTTTAAGATATTCTCTTTCTTCTTGCGAATATCGTTCCATATCCTCAAATACATCGTGTTCTTCAGTCCAGCGTATAGGACGCAATGCAAAGGGTATCTCGGCGTTTAAAAGGCTTCTACAAGCGTGTTTAACGTCTTTTAAGCGTCCTGGAAGCATCATTACGTGTGTTATAACGTTTTTATTATTAGATGCGCTGTATGAGCTTATAATTGTGTTTAATACTTTTTCCCAATCATATTCAAAATGTAAACTGAATATTATATGATCTATCAAATTATCCATTACATTTGTATAAAATTCTACAGTCCTGGTTCCGTTTGTAGTTACGTTTATCCAACTAACTTTGGGTCTAGCATATTCCAAAATAGATATGATGTTTGGATGAACAAAAGGTTCTCCACCAGTAAAACTTATTCTAACCTTTTTATCTGTTGAACTGACTAACGAATCAATTGCCGATTTAAAAACTTCAATATCAATATGCGGACTGTGATTATCGTGTATGAATGACGGACAGTATGAACAGTCGTAGTTACACCTCTTACCTACGTTCCATTCTACTTTTACTGATTCCTTATAATGAGGGTATAAATTTTCTATCCTATGCATTCTATCTTACCAATGTTATTATAGCGTGATAGGTATTTAACTATCTCTAATGGAGTTCCTTTAAGTTCACTCTTGATTAAATCTATCTTTGCAACAGGAATCATACCTATTGCTGCTTTTTCTTTATTAGGAAATCTTTCCTTCATGTGCTGTTCATACCATTTCCAAAAAATAGGAAGTTCTTGATCTGCCTGTTGTTTAGTGACAGTAGGACCAAATTTTATTTTAAAGTCTGCACTATAATAATTCTGAGGTCTTATATTATCATCTCCCACATGATGATCTTTATCAAAATACACATCTAAAATAGTCTTGCCAACTTCGCAATAATTTACATAAACTGTTCCAAACTCATACAACGGAGTAAACAATTTATAATCTTCGTCTGCAAGAGGATGACGAGGTCTGTTCTTAAATGTGCAGACAGATTCAGCATATGGATGTTCAAAACCTAATTCGTTGTTATGTAAAACGGCTTCGTATTCGTGTATCAATACATTAAATCTGTCTACTGCGATGCGAACATTTTTCGGAACACTATCATACCATGCAGTTCTTGATTCCAATTCACCACGTAAATTTTCAAACTGTTTGTGTAAAATATTCATACTTTGTTGATCCGCATTAGGATCAAATTTATATTTTATAATATTATCATGATCATTAACTATATCAATCTGGTTGTTTATTTCATTAACATACCAATCCTCATTCTTATGCGATCCGGGATAATTGTAAAATCTTTCGCTCTCATAAATTTCATAATTTAATTTAAGTTCATCAAACCATTTCTTTGCAACACTATTGTTCAATAGTTCAAAGTATAAATTATGATGTTCGTTACTGTTTTCGAATCTTACTTTAAACATATTTCCTAAACTCAGGTGTTACTTGTTCAAAGCCTTTTTGATTTCTTCTACGATCAAGATTCTTGTTAAATTCAATACAGTCCTTCCATAAGTGGCTAAGATCATTAGCCTTTATAAAATTAATATTATCCTGTATTTGGTTTAAGGTGTATTCTAGTAACTCCGGGCGTTTTTTTACCATAGAAAAGTCTTTAACTTTTTCTTTGCTTTTTTCTAATCTATCAATTGCTATCTGTTTTAATGGTTCTGGTAAAACCTGCACTGACAAGTCTCTCGGATAACTCACCCTATGTGAATGAAATATAATGCCTAGTTCATCTAGAAATGTTTCCATGATTTTATCTAGCACCATGATGTTACTAACCTGAACTGTGCAAGCGCCAACTATTCTAGAAATATTAGGTATGTCTTTTATAAGGCTTATATTATCAACTACGGTTTGCCATTTTCCATTACCTCGAATATATTCATACGATTCGCCAACACCGTCGATTGAAATATTAACAGCAACACTTTTAAATTTAGGCCAATAGTCCCAAATATTTCTTCCACCCTTAATACCAAGAGTAGTTAAATTAGTTGCATATTTTAGTTCTATATTTTCTCCATATGGAGCCAACATATCTAATATACGATAATGCTGAGGATCCATTAAAGGTTCGCCGCCAGCAAACTCTGCACGCCTGAAATAAGGAATAGTTTTTTCAAATGATTTCCACCAATTAGGATTATCTTCAAAATGATCAAGATATGGCTTCTTCTTTAAATTTAAATCGTCTACCAGTTTGGCAATAATATTGTCATCTCTCTTGTAAAATTTTTCAACTTCGTTCCAGTCATTCCATGATGTTGAATCTAATGGATGACACATTCTACATTTGAGATTGCATAGATTATTAAGTTTCAATTCCATAGTTGGAATTTCAAACGGCATAGAATAGTCATCATTTAAACTATCTAAAGCATTAGGATAAAGATTTATTCTTGCTTCGGGAATTTCACCTGTTATGTGACGTTGGCGCATGCTTCTTACGCCTTGATCTTCTAATGTAAAACAAGGTTCACATTCCGCAGGTCTTTCATCGTTAAGGACCTGTCTTCTAATTCTCTTCATGGTATTGTTATTCCAGATCTCTTCAAGACTGTTGTCGTCTATATTTCCAATGGGGTGGCTACGACAGCACGCTAGAATGGCTCCGTCTTCTCTGGTTGCTAATCCTGTAAAAGGATGCATACAAAATGTGCAACTTTTCTTACCCTTCATGTTCTTCCAAATAGTTAATTAATTTTGACACTCCAACAGGATCGTCATTTAGCATAGCAATATGTATGCTGTTTGTTTCAATGAGATTAAAATCACGGCAAACTTTTTTATATCTGTTACTATGCGTGTTCCACAAATAATCTGTAGGAAATTTTCTTATAAAATGTAAACCAATTTTTACAACTGCACGTAAATTCATTCTAAAGTCATTCATGATACTAATGCTGTCTTTTACATGCTCATAACGATGCCAACGAACTCCGACTCTATTCCATCCTAGACCTAAACCTTTGCTAAGACTGATTCCGAAACTATATATGGCAGGATGATCAAAATCAAAATTTATATCTTTACTACAGGTAATCCAGGCTCCGTCAATATGAACCGGAATATTGCGATTAAGTGCTTCGTCTAAAATTTCTTGCATGTCTGATCTTTGATCTCCTAATCTTGGATATGGAAGACTTAAGATTAATGGAGTATCGTATTTTAAATCTTTATAATCTTTAATTAGATTTTTATTATCTAATCTTGTATGATATCTATAGTCGTCGGCAAAGGCTTGAATATCTCCTTGCATATAGAGGTTATCTATAAACTGTGTGCAACCTACTATAATATCTTTTCTATAAAAATTTTTGTGTCCTGAAAAGTTGTTTAACTTACTGTTAAAAACGTATTCTTCCATTTCATCTTTAAAGTCTTGATACACCCGATCACTAATGTCATGATCCATTCCGCCTTTTAAAACTAATTGTATCTCTTCTAATATTTTTTTATCAGTAAGATTACTAGGTCTGGTTGTTTCTAGTAAGTGAGCTTTATATTCCATTACTTCCCCATTTGTCCGCAATCAAACTCATGAATGGAAATATATTGTGCCAATCCTGATTTTGATTTTTTGCAAATCTATAAAATCTTTCTGCAAACTGTTTTCTAAAAATATTTACTCCGTTGTTTATCTGCATTTGATGATAGAAGTTTTCATAAAAATCTATCTTGCTTATCATGGCATTCTTTTGATTGGAAGTAGAATTCATTATTTTTTTCTTCATAGAATTAGTGATTGCGTTGAAATCTCTATCTTCTAGTATTGCAATATTTAAATACTTAGGATTATATACAGGATGACTTGCACTAAAATTATAAGCCTGGCTATTAATCTTCTTAAATTTTTTGCTATCTAACCATAAGAGCAAGTCTGCCCAGTGTTCATAACTAAGCATTGAAATTGTGCTACTGGTAAAAACTGTAATATTATCCGGAGTTTCATCTAGCATGTTAAGACTCTGTTCCACCTTTTCCCACTTACTAGGATATCTAATTGCCTCGTTGGCTTCTCCGTGTGCATCAAGACTACAGCATATCTTTACTTCTTTAAACTGTTTCCATACTTCCCATAGTTCATCAGGAAATACAGTTAAGTTGCTCGAATATTCTATTTCAATATGATGTGCATGTCCTGCATCTGCTAATCTTTTTACAAGTTCTGTGCAGTGTTTAATTAACAATGGTTCACCACCACCAAATTTAATTTTATCTATGTATTGAGCATGATTGACCAAACTGTTTACTTTCTGTTCGGATCTAACCCAATCAAAATCTGCATTTTTTATATTAAGGTCGTATTCCTTACCATCAACCCAAAATGTTTTTTCTTGAGTGATTTCTTCATAATCCTTATACCACTTTGTTGCTTCTCCTGGAAAACACATGGTGCATCTTAAATTACACTGATTCCCTACTCTTAAATCTAAACTAAGTATTTTAGGATCGTTAATTGTTCCGTCAGGTAGAGTATTTTTAATTGCTTGATCTTTAGTTAGTATATCTCTATGCTTGATTGTTTCCCATTCGTCTCTACTGCGATTACCAGATGATTTTTCTATTTGGCATCTTTTACATTGTTCAGGAAATTGACCTTTCATAAAATCAAGTCTTACCTGTTTAAGAGTATCACAGTTTAATACATCAATACTATCGAGGTCTTCTATTGATAGTGATCTATTATTATGATGTAAAACAGTATTCCCTGTTCCGGCACTCTGACTATGAGAACACATTCTTAATGTTCCATTATTTTTCACACCTAGATGGCTCCATGGTAGGGGACACCAAACCATTATTTGCCTCCTATTATCATAAAGCGTTTATATTTAGGTAATTCTAATTGATCCTTGATCATTATATCTGTTAGTTTAGATTTGTTGATAAATTCTTCTAAACTGTTGCTACAGTTTACATGCTCGTCTAACTCGTAATAGTTGTTACTCTGTAGAACAATTTTTGCACTTTTAGGAATATTTTTAAACCATTTATTGTAAGTTGGTTGAAATAAATGTTCACAACTTGTATTAATAACAATGTCTGGTATTCCATTATATTCGTATTCTGACATGTCAGCAGTAACAGCAATAAATTTTCCTTCGATCTCTTGGCGCTTGTTTATTGTTCTAGCAATTTCCTCGCAGGATGGATCTATGTCGATGCTGATAATTTTTTTAATACCGATATTACTATTGAAAAGCATGCTGGCTAGAACTCCATTCCAACCTCCATGTATAACAACATTTGCATTTGCAATTCTAGAATTTTTTTCTAGATTTTCAATAAGCCAAGATTTGCTTTTTAACTGACCATCCCAGAAACTCTCAAGTGTTCGATCTCTATCTTCGCTATTACGAATTGCATCCATCCAAAATTTTACATCCTGTATATCAATTTTCATAGTTTTACCTTTGGTATTTTACTATCTGCACTACTAACACAGGTTGGTGTTATGCATTTTCTAGGCCCATTAAAAAGTTTAAATCCTTTATCTAAGTTTCCTAATATGTCGTCATGACAACTATATGCTCTCTTGACTTCGTTGCCTCTAATTATACAACTTTGATATCCTGCATTACAATTCCAATCTACAAATTTATTAAACCCAAAAGCGTTAAACCTTTCTGCTTGATCTAACATATAGTTATTACCTTTGGGATCTTCTAAATAAATTTGTAAAACTTCCTGTCCTTTAAAATTTTGTGGAAAACCGGTTTGCAATTGATCAATTTGTTTATCCGTGTAACCGTCAACTATTCTAGACGCGGTAGGGTCGGACTGCGGTTTAAGAGTGACGTTAATTCCTTTGTCTGCGAATCTATTACAACGTTCATAATATTCTTCAAAGTGTTCAGGAACCATAACTTGATTGATTGTAACAAATACTCCTCCTTCCATGAGCTGTATGCATCTATCCCCAAAGTCTTTTTCGTTTGCAAACTCTGCATGATAACTTGCAGTGATGCTACGACGTGTTAGGTGTCTAGTGTTATCTATAAATCTTGCCCACCATTTTTCACCTGGAGATAGATTTGTGGTTAAGTGTATGCTTTGGTAAGGTGCTTCTGTATCACTACAGTAATACTCTACGAGTTCCCCAAAGTGTTTGTAAGCAGTAGGCTCGCCACCACTAAAACTGAAATGGAATTCTGTGAATCCATTTTCTCTCGCCTGACGCTTAATTTCATCTATCGTGTTTTTATAAACTTCCAGGTTCTGATGATCGGGTTTGTCCGTGTTTGCATAAGGCCAACAGTAGGAACACTTGTAGTTACAGAACCTTCCCAGGATCCAACTCACGTTGAACAGCGGACGATTTAACATAGTATGTTGTCCAAACTTTTTTATGTTATCAAACGGTATAAGTGTAAAGGGTCTCATTTTCTCTCCACTATAGCATTTGAACATGCTTTGACACAGGTCATGCATTTATTTTCGCCTTGCCAATATTTGTCTAGGCCAGTAAATAGGTATTGATCAGTTTCGAGTATTCCTGACTGACATTTATAAACACCAAGATCTTCCATGACCTGCTTTGTGTTTATTACACTTTGATTTCTCAGTATGTGAATTGGCAGGGTTTCCTCAATAGGTTGTTCTAAATAATCACTTCCTATGTAACAACAAGGAGTAATGTTACCATAAGGATCAACGTATATAGATTGTTCAATTACACACTTAGGTTTTATGTTGGCATTTTTAAAAACTATTTTTCTATAATCTAAATCTAGCAGGTCTGTTAGTTGTGCATTTGGTTTCTTGATAAATTCTCTTCTAGTAGTGGGTTCAAGATAATATTCGGTTTGTAAGTTATTATTAACAACTTTAAATTTATCCATCTCATAGAATCTGGTAGTGCTAATAAAATTTACCGAGTGGACTCCTAATCCAAGCAAAAACTTTTCAAGATCTTCAACTTCATTTTCATTATGCTTGAACACAAGGCTATCCACCCTAGCAACGCCTCCTGCTTCGATGTATGCCTTCATGTTTTCTATGACCTTATCAAAATTAGTATTCTTTCTATAAATTTCATGCTTGCCTTTAAAACCGTCAACTGCAAATATCACTTCACTGTTACTAACAGTGCCAATGGCATAGGCAAGGCTCTTCCACCAATCAGTATTTCTCATTCCTCCGTTTGTGTGAATCGCTAACCTTGTTGTAGGATTGACTTCCCTTACATAAGAATAAATTTCTAAACAGTCACGAGCAAATGCTGGATCCCCATAGTTTCCACAACTGTAAAAATTCTTAAGTCTTTTTAAAAATGATTTTGGAAACCAATTTTTAAACTGTTCAATACTAATATCTCCGTTTTTTATAAAAGGTCTTGTAGGACCTCCGTGATAATTTCTAGCACACATTGGACATTGTGCTTGACATTTATCAGTAAGTTCTAGGTGAACTGTTGTTATTTCGGAAACTTTTTGAGTCATTATATACGTATTTAACCACTCTTGTGGTTGACTTCTGCGTTCTAGGCTTATATACTTAATGAACATAAAGGTTCATATTATTTGGAGAATAAAAAAATGTCAGAAACAACACAAGCAATCCAAGCAGCAATGGCTGCATTTCTTGAAGAGAATGAAAAGTTTGAAAGTGGTAACGGTGCTGCCGGAACTAGAGCTAGAAAGGCTCTACAGGAAATGGCCAAAGCAATTAAGGCAAGACGTAACGAAATTACTGAAACCAAGAATGCACGCAAAGCAGAAAAAATGGGTGCATAATGAGCAATGACGACAAGCAATATACAATAACGCTTGATCCAAGTTACACATACAGTGGCGGTGCTGCAACTACCAGCACTGTCACTATGCCTAGTATTGATATAGATGATCAAATTTCAAATGGAACATTCACAATAGATACTTCCAGCATTTCGGACACAGATGAATACTCGTATGGAAATTGGGGAAGTGA